CCGGTAAGTCTGACTTAAAGCCAGGTAATATAGTTTGTGCTATTGCAGTTGATGGAATGTTTTCATTTAATCTAATTGCACCAGTTTGTGCAGTTACTAGTCCATCAGCGGCACCTATGCCATTGTTATTAATACTAACAATACCGCTATACACATTTTTCATACTTCCATAGTGATTTGGTTCACCGGACATTAATGTTCCGTTTTCCATAAAGTGCTTACCTGTCGGCGCCGCAAACTTTAACATGCCACCTACTTTAACAAAACTTCTATTGTTACCTGATGAAGTTCCTATTTCTAGTACTTCTCCTGCATCGTTAGTAAAGTATCCAGTACTATAGTTGCTACCAAAACTTATACGGTTCCAGTTAACATTACTTCCTGTTAATGCTTTACGTTCGTAGTTTGCAAAGTAAAAATGTTCCATTTCATTACTACGAAGTAAGGGCTCAACAGTATTTTTAAGTATGTTAAAAATATCGTTATCTGTAACCCATGTAAATGTTACATTGTTTAAAAATTCGTTTCTGTATAACGCACCATCGTTAGCATATATGTTTGTACTAGAATACTTTCCAGTTACATCTTTAACATCTAAGTATCTACTAATACCACTACTTGTTCTGTTAATTGCTTTACTTTTAATAACGTTATTAAAATTAGTTAATGGAAAAATATTATAGTCTTCACCATTAATCATTCTGTTTTGTGTGTAATACTGTTGTGGTGCTTTTGATTTAATATCTGCGATTGTATCTCTTGCACTTGCATTATCAATTGTATATTGTAAACTTAGTCCTACACTTAGTTCTTCAATTGATCCAGTCTTACTAACGTAACTTATATTAAGTTTTAATCCGTTAATATCATTTGGCTTAATACGATATGATCTTCCGTTACTTGTACGATAGAATGTACGGAAACTACCATTTGGAATATCTGAAAATACTCCATCTCCAAATACTAAATCAACTTGATCATCTGTTCTACTGTTAACTGCAAACAAAGAACGTACACTTTCACTTAAACTATTATAGATAACATTGTTACCAGTTATAGCAGGAACCTTAGTCCATTCTGTGCCAGCATCTGCGTTTGCATCAAGGTTAAACAACCATACATCATCATTGTTAATTCCGTTAACATCAATACTAACAACACGATTTGACAAAGCAGTATTCAACTGAAACTCTGAAGTTTCAAGTGTTCCTTGCTTGAAGTAAAAGAAAAATCCAGTATTACTTGATCCTGCTCCTTTACCATCTTGTCTGTAAAATGTATTAAATGTATCACCGGGTCTAGGTGCTGCTTCATAAACATAATCCTTGCCCTGAAATGTACCATTAACAACTTCAAACGTCATACTCTGTCCGGCAACATCTGCAACAAACGGTACAACAGGAATTGTATCTGGTATTAAATTAATTTCATATATTTCAGTAGTAATTCCGCTTAGTGTTCCTTTTAAGCCAGGATTACCAAAACTCTGCGAGCTTGTCATAGCGGCATTTAATATTACTGCATAGTGTTCTAAATAGTCTGGGTTTGTACTATCGTTCCAAACAATAAAACTATCTGCTAAATTTCTACCTGTACTATCAAACACGCTTTCACTAGTTTGTATACTTGTAATTTTTAACATACCACGTGCAGGTTGATTACGTTTCGGATGATAACTTAATAACTTTGCTAAACGTAATACACTATCACGACGTTGTGCAGTTTCTAAGAAGTTTTCTCTTGCATTAAGATCTTGTCTAAAAGCAAGACTTTGTCCAAAGTATGCAATAAGATCCATAAGTGCAATAAATTCACTACTCTCAATGTAGTCATTAAAGTCTTCAGGATAGTTATTGCGAAGATACTGTACCATAGTGGTACGAAGTGTTTCAAAGTCATAACTTTGAAAATCTGCGTCTTTGAATGTTTGATAAATCTTTGTCCAGTCTTCTGAAACAAATAAACTATTTTGACGTTCACTAGTGCTCATTTAAATATACCCAGTTCCTTATATTGTAGTATTTATGCGTTTTATAAAGTGCGTATATTATTAAGCAGTTGCTTTTCCACTTTGACTATCAAACGTAACTACCATGTCTTCGCTATAGTCACCATCGGCATATGCTATTGCTAACTCTACTTGCAGCCCATGTTCATACTCTGCAACATCTAACGATCTTAATACTATCCTCGGATCTGATTCAACAATATTCTGCAAGTTTTCAATAACTGCATATCTTACTTCATCAGTAAAAGGATCAAAAATGTAATCCCATATTATACAACCAAACTCAGGATTCATTAATCGTTCGCCTAATCTTGTATTAAAATGATTAATTAGATCAGCACGAATTAATACTTGGTCTGTTGCCGCAGTATCTACAAAATCTCTTCCAATGCTTGTGTAACCGTAATAGTTTGCCA